CTTTGGGATCTAATCCCTCTTCCTCTTGTTCGGGTTCAGGAGGCATCAATGACATCTCCATTTGCGCCTTCTCCATCTGTTGCATCTCTGCGGGAGAGACAATCAAACCAGCATCCATTTCTGCTTGCATCTGCTCGTTGATCTCATCGATCTCGTTATCAGTTTGACGCAGAATGTTGCGGCGGAGGTATTCAAGAGAGAAGTATTTACCAGCGTAAGGATCCATCTGAGCGAGAAGAGCGAGTCTCTCATTCATAACTTCCTTCTCTTTCATTTCAGAGAAGTAGTTATCGGCAATGAAGTTGTACTGGATTTGCTCCTTCATCTCATCCCATTCTTCCAGCGTACAAACGCCTTTCAGAACCAGTTGAGTTTTAAGGAGATCATTAAACAGGTCACTAAACTTCTTACGGAGTCTTGTGACAAACTTTTGGAACTTCACTTCATCACGGGTGATCTCAGCAGATCTACCAATGTTGAAAGAAGATTCAGATTCCAATCTAGACTCTGGGACATTCAGAGATCTATACAGTTTCTTCTGGAAATACTTAACGTCTTCCAGTTCACCGAGGTTTTGCCCGCCAGGGAGAGTAGAAATTTCAGTGCCGCGCCCACCCTCGCGTCTTGGAAGCCAGAAGTCTTCCAACATAGACATGAATTTCTTATCGTCTCTGATCTCACCAGTGTCAGCGTTATAGACCAACTTGTTTCTATAACGAGACATCACTTCACGGAGGTATTGTTCTGCCTTTTGCTTGGGCAGGTTACCCACATCAATGTAAAAGATGCGGCGTTCAGGTGCTCTGGACAGACGATAAATGACCAGAGAGTCCTCAATCATACGGAGTTGATTGAGTGCCTTGATTGCTTTGTGAAGGTGTGACAGCACATAGTTGCGCTGCATATCCAACTGACCAGAGTGGACATAGGAGATAGCATCAGGAGCAATCTTGATACCATTATTCTCATATCCTTTCAGACCTTTTGGTGAGTAAATGTAATACTCAACAGACTTCGGTACGATCGAAGCAGTCTGAGGATCGATTGGTTGGAGGCGATCTTTGGGTTTGTCAAACTCGACAACCTTCTTGATCTTACGAGGATCGATATACCGCAACTCACTAATGCCAGCACTAGGGTTCTTGGTATCGATCATCTTATGATAGAAAAGTCTGCCGTCGATATACCATCTACGGAAGATGTCGTATGCTTTTCTATCGAAATCTAGGAGAACAAGGACGTTTTCAAACTCTTCCTTGATTCTATTTCTGAGTGTCTGCGATGCTTTGAGGTTTTGGAGATCAATATCTACGGGATGATCGTTTAGATCCCCAGCAATCGCTTCGTTAACAACATCATTGATTGCTGCATCACATTCAGGATGCAGTGACATTTCACGGTAACGACCAATAAGGTCTGCTTCGCTTGCCTTGTTGGCAGCGTCGCCCATCTCGACATATTGTCCAAAATAACCACCAGCAACAATAGGTTGCGCTGCATCGTCTGACTCTTTACGCACAAAAGAAGGAGCCGATTTCGACCCCTTCTTTCTATCAAGCGAATAACCAAATAATTGGGACATCAGACGTATTTGTAATTACTTGTCCTACTATTTAGTAGGTTTGTAATTCATCAGTCTGTGCTTTCTGCGTTACCAGTGTTAGTATCGGTTGCGTAAGTCCAGTATTGAACTTGGAACTCAACGGTGTACTCCTCAGGAGTATCGTTGCTATCCCATGCAAGATCGATTGCACTGATGTTAGATGGCCAGATGCCAACGAACTCATATGCAGCAGAGTGTGCGCCCTGTCTGTCGAACTGACGGACCAATGCACTAGACTGATACTCAGCAATGCTGGTAGCAGTTTGATAGTTCATCGGCATGGACTGAATGATGCGGGACCACTCTTCCAGTTTACGTCTGAGGAGGAAGTTCTCGTCGTTCATGACGGTAACAGTCCAAGGTTCAAACGTTCTGTCGCCAGCGATTTTCAGAGTACGACCTCTGAAAGGAACCTCAACCACACCCACAGTAGAAGCAGGAAGGTTTGCTGCCTTCACAAGGAAGGTAGAGAGGCGAACGCCTTCGGCGTTACCAGTGCTGTTGTTCTGAGATTCAGGAACGTCAGCAGCATTGACTTGGAAGATCTCTTCAACCTTAGCGGGGAAGTTGATCTCAACTTGGAACAGATTAGGGCGAGCGAGTTCGCGAATCTGCTGTCTAAACCCAATAATGTCCTGTACGACATTAAGTCTTTCGACTTGTCCAGGTCTTTGACGCTTATTTTCGCGAGGCGTTCTCCCTGTTTTTCTAGGTGATGCCATTTGTAGACTCCGTTATGTTTATTGATAAAAGGAAAAAAGGGGAGATCGCCCTTAGGAAACGATCTCGGAGAACGATGCACCAGTTCTGGTGGCAGTGAATTGCAGCGTGATGAAGTTGATAGAGCGGGTGGGCTTCACGAAGATTTCCGCGAAGAACTCGCCACGATCAATGGCGTCATCAGGGTTGTTGCTACGGTCGCAAACTACGAGGTAGTCAACAACGCCTCTGCGTGATTGTACACCTCTAAGATAAGGATCGACGACGTTCTTGAATCCCTGACGGGTGAACTCATCGTTCAGTTCAAAGAGTTGTGACTTAGCAGCAGTTGCGATTGCTTTCTCGATCACGAGGAACAGTCTACGAACGTTGATTCTGTCGAAGGCAGAAGAGGTTGCGAGAGCAGTCTTGTCTCCGAAGAGCACGATGCCTTGTCCAGGGAATGCAACGATCGGGTTGACTCGTGAGGCATACAGTCTGTCTCTCTGATCTTTCAGAGGAGAGTATGCAAGCTTCACAGCGTTACGGAGTTGACCTCTGGTGAAACCAGCAGGAGAGAACCAAGGTTCCTGATTCAGAGCAGTGCTCAGAGTCAGACCAGCAACGTCAGCGTTACATGGGAGGTAACGGTACTTATCGTTGTACTTGTCGTAGATGTACTTGTAGTTGTTATCAAATACAGCGTACGAAGAGGAGGAAAGTCCATCGAAGAATTCGATAGTCTTCTCTACGATATCGTTGTTGTTAGAAACACCGATGACAGATGCTCTCGGAGGAGAGATGAATGCCATGGCATCCTTTCTAGTAGCAGCGATGTCGATGCACTTTTGTGCCTTTGCAGTAGAGTCAATGTCGTTGGACATTGCGGGACCCATGAGAATGTAATCCACCTCCTCGGTCTCAGGGTCGCTAAACAGGTCGTAGGAATCGAACAGTTTGTCGCGTTGAGCGGTATAACCGTCAACACCACCTCTCAAAGAATACTTAATAGTAGAAGAATTCTTAGTAGAGAGGACTGCTGCACCTGCGCCGTCTTTGGCGAGAATTGCAGACGAGGACTTGAATGGGTCGAAGTGGCGGTTGGTAGCGGCAAGACCAACAGAGTCAACTGTGCTGCTGCTAAGGTCCATGGCAAGACCAGTCTCGTGTGAACCCCAGTAGAGGTACTTAGACTGTGCCTTAATTACATCCTTGTAGTAGATGTTTGCACCCTGAGGAGACTTAGCATCAGATGCCTTAGATACGTCAAGGAACTTTTCAAGAACCGAACCAGGTACGCCAGTGATGCCGCCGTCGCCATCAATGACGAGGATGTGCATCAGGTCATGGTGACCACCGCGATCAGCAGCATACTGGGAAGTGCCAGGTCTGCGAGCAATGGAAGACCACTTTTGGTTGTAGTCATATTCTCTGGACTCATACTCACCAGAGATTTGGTCGATGTTCAATGCGGGAACACCAGCATTCTCATCACCACTGAGAGTATCAGAGGAGAGAAGGTCTTGGTTCACCAGGAACGGAGAAGCATCGTCGTCGATGACAACCATCAGTTTGCGCTGAACGCCAGTGATGATTGCTTCATCGCCAGTAACAGCACCAGCGGAACCGCCGTTGTTTGCTTTCTCCTGAATCTTGTCAGCGACTTTCAGGAAGTCAGTGGTGTTATCGTGGTCGATGCTGACTTGCAGTTTACGCATCTTAGCGTCGTAAGCAAGGATCTCACCAGCGATGTCAGTGGTGTAGGAGTTACCAGCACCAGAACCAGCAACGAAGAAGTTACCAGCCTCGAAACCACCTTTCAGACTGTCACCCGATTCAAGAGTCAGTTCGATGATGTAGTTATAGATCGTAGCGCGGGAGTTGGTTGAAGAAACAACAACTCTCTTGCCAGGGAGGAACTTACGCTCAGCGCCACTTGGGGGTGCGCCCATCAACAGAACTTGGTCAGGACCAGCGTCAGTCATTACCACGCGGATGCTGTTACCGTAAGAACCAGGAGAACGAGCAGCCCACTTCCAGTTGTTAGCGGCAGACTCAGTTACTGCTTCATACTCATCAAGGTTCTTGATGATAGGAGCGGCAACACCAGTAACGGTAGTCTCGTTAACAGTGGTCTTGTTGGTAGTAACAGTCAACTTGGTGACATCTACGCCGTCAGTGTGAGCGGCAGCAGCAGTACCCAGAGCAGCACGAGTAACAGTCAAGTCGTTAGTGCTAATAGCAGTAACTTGAAGGATCTCGTCGTCGATTCTGATGTAACCGTTTACAGTGGCACCCAGGGTTGCCTGAGAGGTCACTGGAATAGTGGTTGCACTAGCACTGATAGTAGAACCTGCGTTGTCGATAGGAGATGAAGTGCCAGGTTCGATCAACGTGATCTGAGAACTAGCGGGGTGCAACACAGCAGTGGTTGCGAGTTGTGCGCGATCAACAGTCAGGTCAGTACCACTGATAGCGGTGACCTTGATGATTTCATCGTTGATCTTCAACAGATCGTTAACGTCGATATCTGTTGCGTCAGTGACAGTCAGAGTCGTATCAGTCGCAGCAAAAGTTGCGAGAGTGATCTGAGCGGTGTCAATAGCGTTTTTAAGAGTGTCGTTGGCGGCACGTACCACTTTGACAGATCCACCATAGAGGAGGAACTGAGCGGCAGAGAACCAATACTCGTAGTTATAGTCGTTCGGCTTTCCGAACTCTTCGATGAGTTGTCTCTCGTTCGAGATTACTCTTACTTCTTCGACGGGACCCTTCTCAAAGGTTC